TATTGAACTTGACCCATCAGCAGTCGTGCTAAAAGTGATGCGACCCGGCATATCGTTAGTACCGGGAGTGCCGTCAACCCATGCCTGAATCGCTGCGGCATTGATGTAATTTGTTCCGTCTCCACCACGCCAAACGATGTTTCCTAAAGCATCACCTGATTGAACGACAGTATTTGTACCAACCGTTGCTGAACGGCTTTTTATAAACAATAGTCCATTTGCCGTGCTATCTGCTGAAAATGACAGCGCCCCAAATTTCCAATTTGCGGATGCTGATGATGCAGATATTTGTGCATACTGACCCGTTCCAGCGGGACTCATATCAAATGCGGATGAATACCCACCAAGAATATAACCGCTGGTATCCACCCGCACACGCTCACTACCACCCGTAGCAATAGCCACCGTATCCGCAGCAGGGAAGAATATGCCCGTGTTGCTGTCTGTGCCTTCATAGGACGGGTTTGATGCAGTACCGTCTACACCGCTGACACCATTTGTTCCACTTAGTACGAGAGGCATTATGCTGCTCCTTGAGGTTCGTCAGCAGGTTCTGGCGTGTTGCCTTCTTCAAGCCACTTCAGGTATTCGGTGGCAGTTACAAGACAGCTTTCTTGGCGACCATCAGGCCATTCACGCCAAACCACTTGCGTTATTTGTATTGGTTGCAATTGCATAAGTTTCCAAGTTGGCTCAATCATAGCTCACACCCTGTAAAAAGAAGTTGTCCAGAAGCATTATTAAAACGTAAATTATATGGTCGAAACTGCGTTAGCCCTGCTGCTGATCTTGTAGGTAATACTTGCGCTCCACTATTACCTGCAAAGTTAAATGACAAAGCGTCACAAGCAAACAAAGTTACTGCGTCATCGAGAGAAAAATGCGCTCCGCTAGAAATACTTACGCCTGTTGGCGCTACTCTAGCTTGCACCATAAATGGAATGTTGTATGAGGCAAATGTGGTTGCTGCGCCTATTCCACTTCCCGGTATTGCACTTGCAGTTGATGTTGAATTAAACGCTGGCAGATACCGCTGACACAACTGAAGTTCCGTTGTATACGGCCTGTAGTCAAAGCTGGTGGCTGTGCTGCCTTTTTCGAGTTGTACGCCGGTGATGTAGAAGGTGGCGCTTGATGTATTGATCCAGTCAACTTGATTTGATGTTGCAACAATATTGGTTCCTTGCCATGAATTGGCAGTTCCTTCTCTTGATGCGCCTGAGCCAAGGCATACATGAAATATAATACCGATACCATTAGTCGTCAGCCAAGTACCTGATGTATCACCCTCAATGGTTATTGTTTTTGTTTCAAAAGTATTGGCAGCACTAATTGTAAATTCGGCAACATAGCTTCTAGTTCCCCCACTGTTTCTTAAAGAAACACAGTATGTTCCTGTAAGACTTGAACGAACTCGAAAAGACACAGTTACTGATTGGGCATTGGCAGTACCCCAACCAAAATCTGCCATGTTATAGCCCTCAACATTTTGTGAAAGTCCATAAAACTCAACACCACTTGGCGCAGATGTAGTGGTTACAGTTAATAAAACAGACGTTGGGAAATTAGCCGCAGATGTTGAACTTTGCACAACAGAGAAACGACCAGCACCACTGAGATTTCTAATCATCCACCTATCAAGCGTGTAAGTCTGGTCTGCTGTAGGAGTCACACTTGCCCCGTTATTCCGCTGGTCGATCACCATCGCACCGTTAATGATGCGGTTCTTGAAACCGAACGTGTTAGGTAAGTTAGCTGGCTGTGCGAACGATGCAGCACCACCCGATGTGAGAGTAATAACATCTGTACCGCCTACCTGTATAGCTGCGCTTCCATCAACATTCGCTTTAATACCTGCGGTCATTTTTTACTCCCACATGATGTTGATGATACTGCCGGTATCGAAGGTGTCTGTGCCGTTTACTGTGGTGACGCGGACGCGGTCTAGGGTGCCGGATAAAGTTCGAGTTCCGCCAGTTATCGTTAAATAATCCGTCGAAGAATCCTTAAACAGCACACCAGATGCTTGCCATATATTGCTTCCAAATAGCGTTAGCACTAGTGGCCCGCTAGTATTATCGTTTGAGTTATTATTAAATATAGCGAATCCAGCAGTTGAGAGTAACTGTGTAGAACTAGATGTTTGAAATGATGCAGACAAATAGCCTGATGTATCTATACTACCGGCCCCAATTTGTACAAGCAGCCCAGACGTACCACTCGTACCGACGTTTTGAAGCATCACCGTAACTCGTTTTACCCACGAAGGAATACTAGAAAAGTCGGCGCGGGTATTGGTAGAAAACGGTGCAGTTTGAGCAGTACCCGACACAATAGGGTATAACGCCCCGGTTGCGCCCGTAACCAAACCAGAAGAAGTAATATCGCCTGCGGAAAGAGTCCCAGCCAACGTCGCATTCTGCGAAGCGTTTAACGTCAAAGCAGTCGTACCCGCACCTGTACCCGTCTTGAGTTCCAGTATGCCGGTATTATCGGGAGTTATTTTTAACCCGTTTGTGGCATTTCCTGCTGTGATTACCGTTGCCATGTATAACCCTTAAACAATCACCCATCGGGAGCCGTCAGCCACTGTTACGGTTATATCGTTTGCCACAGTTACCGTACCTGCGCTCATACCGTTGTAGCCCGACGCCACCGTAGTGTTAACCGTCACGTTCTGTGAATTCAAATAAATTGCAGCAGTGCCCGCCCCGCCATAAACCGCCTGCCCCTCATCCTCGTACGTAGATTTGCTTGCCGGATAAGTAACAAATACATCTTTGGCGTTTGCCGCAAAGTTAATCTGGGTTGTCGTACCAGACGAGTTTGACAGTACGGTATTTCTAGCCAGCGTCGTACCAGAAGCCGTGTAGGTGCCGATACCGACTTCCCACGTGTTCGCCACAGAATCAACGATAGTGTAGTAGGTCGTATTGCCGTCGCCAATAACAGCAAAAGACTGAAACCCAGCCGATGCCCCCGCCAGTGTCAGTGTGCCTGTCCCAGCGGTCGTTGAAGTTTCTTTTACTCGATCTGCAACAACTAGCGCCATTTGATTACACCGTGTTTATTTTGTTCCAGTTGGTACCGGGGTCGGTATCAATCTCATCCCAACTTGGCGACGTATTGCTGTTTATCGCCTGCCAGTTATCGGATTGCTCCGTATCAATCAGCCCCCATCCCGGTGTCGTGTTACTGTTTATATCTTGCCAGTTTGGTATCTGGTCATCAGGTATCAACTCCCACAGCAATCGAGCAAAGAAGATTGCCGCAAAGTTAACCTGCTCCTGCACAGAGACGATGAAGTTAACTGCCGCTGCATCGATATCTACAACCCCTACCGACTCATCAACTGCCACCGCAAAATCTACCTGCGCTGCCTCTGTGCTTGACCCAGCTACCGTTTCATCTACCGCCGTTGTGAACTCAAGTTGCGCATCTTCACTGCTGGATACTTCTATCGTCTCATCCTGCGTAACAAACAACACCAGCGAAATTATGTAATCAGGGTCGTTTACCGTTACTGTTTCATCGACCGATACCGCAAAATCTGTCTGTGCTGCTTCAGTATCACTGCCGCTTACCGTTTCACTTACTGCACTTACGAAATCAACTTGTGCTGCCACAGTTGCCGCGCCACTGACCGTCTCACTAATGCTCTGGTTCGTGGTGTAGACCGCGCTAACCGCATCACTACCTGTCGCCGTCTCAGACACAGCCGCCACAAACACAAGCTGCGCTGCCTGACTATCCGACCCTGTTACCGTCTCACTTATGGCACCAGCAAAATCTACCTGCGCCGCTTCGCTATCTGATACAACAACCGTCTCGCTTACAGCTACAACAAAATCTACTTGCGCCGCTTCAGCACTGCTTACACCAACTGTTTCACTAATACTCTGGTCTGTTGTGTAAACCGCAGTGTTGGTGTCGCTTGTCGTTATCGTTTCGCTTATTGCACTTACAAACTCAAGCTGTGCTGCAACCGCATCACTGCACGTAACCGTTTCGCTTATCGCACCAGCAAACGCAACCGTCGCCGCTTCTGTATCGCTTACGCTGACAGTCTCAGAAACTGAAACCGAAAACGTATTACCGCCCAGTGTGGAAAAGGGCGCTTGTGCGAAGGTTGTTATGCCAAACATGCGCCCTTAACCTTTTATGCTACCGTCAGTTGATCCTCATCAAACCAACGCGATTGAGTTACCTCATCTGCGTCTGTCCATGAAATCAGATACTGCACGTTGCCATCCTCATCCATACGCATGGACTCAACTGGACCTTGTGGCACCACGCCTACGGTCTTTACTACGTCACCTTTTTTGAACGTCGCCATATCGCCCTCTTTATGCTGCGTCTGCGTTGAACGTGTAAGTCACGTTGACCGTATCGCCCGAAGCCACAATCTTGTCGCCGCCGGTGAAGTCGCCTTCCGAAAACAGGATGCCTGATGTGCCAGTCGCTACCGAAGCCAAGAACGCACCAGCCACAGTGCCGCCACCGCCAGAAATTACAAACTGCGAAGGCGAAGCAGAGTTACTAATCACCGATGGATCAGCTAGTGTCGGGGTACCAAACGTCACAGCCTTACGGTTGCCAGAATAATCGGTGAACTCAGTCCAACCGATATGAGACGCAAGCGTGTCGCCAGCAGCGAACACCGTGCCCGAACCCGGACCAGTAACCAAACCCAGAAACCAAGCCGCTGTGTACGTCACACCCTTGAAGTACTTGTTGTTCAAATCTTGCAGACCTTCGTTGACAACAAGATTGTGGAACGTATCTTCCCACTTCAGGTTGCCGTCAGCGTCAAAGCACTGCACGTTAAACACACCACCGAAACTGCCGTGCTCGCGCTCTTGCGCAGACTTGCCTACGCCTGCCTGAACAGTTTCACCCATTTGCGATTTTGCGATAGGCATAATGACCTCTCAAGGAAAACGAATTAAAGCCGTCGTAGCTGTGTTAGCTGGCATAGTGACGGTATTGTTGGTTGAAGTAAACGTTTTGTCCGAACCAAAGTCCAGCACCGCTACGGTCTTGTTACTACGAGTGGTGTTGTAGATCAAAGCGCCACGAGCCTCAAAGTTAGCACCGGGCCATGACACATCAGCAAAGTCCACATACACCGTGCCAGCGTTAGGGCCGGTAGTCTCTGTGCTAATAGTCACACCCGTCATGATTACGCCACCTGCGGTATAACCTGTACCTACCACTTCGTTCGCCGTCGTGTACACAGTAGTCAATTGCCCAATATCAGCAAACGCCGTATACAACGCCATCCGTAATGTATCGGTCGCCAAGTTCTGCCCCGCTTGGAGCATCTCTTGTTTGAAGCTGTTTGTCAGTCCTTGTTGGATCATGGGTTGACCTTAATCTTTGCCTGACCGTCGCGGTAAGCATCGCCACGCTCCAGACCTGTACCCAGACGATTGAGCTGCATCAGGGCCTCCTGATACTTCTTCTCGTACTGAGCAGTCATATCCTGCTCACCTTTTAAGAAGGTGTACGCCTCAACCAAAGTGCCGTATAGCAGAACCGGCGAGTAGCTGTCACCAAGCCATGTACGACCATCAGCCGCAACAGTAATCGACTCAGGATAGTAGTAATAGTGCAGCTCGACGTTGTACAGGATGTCAGGAGTCGGGCCAAGGATAAAGCTAAGTTCGTCCGTGATAGTGCTAGACACAACGGTTGGGCCAAACAACGCGTAGTACTTTGGAATGCCTGTGGTAGTTGGGTTCGGGTACGCCGCACGGATGAAGTTCACATCCTTGTTCAGCAGGTACTCATAGTTGCCGCTACCGTCAATCACCGCCATTGAGAAGACCGACAAGAAGTCAGTCGGGCAAGACAAGTATTGATTACCGCCGGTGGTAACACCCGTGACGTTCTTGCGGAGTGCAGGAATCTGCACCGAGTTGTAAACGCGCTCTTCAGCTTGCTCGATAAAGAAATTAATCTGGTTCGTGCCACTAGACGTGGTAACGCCAGTCCCTGCTACGTTTGTCCAAGTATTTGTTGGAAAATCGTTTTGCAGGTAGTTCTTAACCGCAGTAAACAGCTCGGTATACGTCATGATTAACCCATCGGGCCTCGTGCCATCACGCCTTTAGTCGCAGCAC